TTGGACGTAGGCAAGGCGGTCACCCAGCGCCTGAGCGTCTTCGCGGGTGCCGCGAACGCGCTTGCGGTAATGCTCTAAAACGTCAGCCTGCGCTGCAGCTTCCTGTACTGCCAGAGCTTCCAAGCCCGCAATCTGCGAAGCCATCGACCGGCTTCTGTAACTGCCAGCGGGAGTAGCCGCAAAGCCAGCGCGAGCCTGACCGAGAAGACCGGCAATCTTGCTGCCGGACATTTGATCTTCAAGGCGTGCCAGGCTCTGAAGAGTCGCTTGAACCTTGTCGTCAATCGACTGAATGACGCTGTTGAGCTCGGCTTTGGCCTTGTCTGAACGACGCTTAATTAGGTCGAAGAAGATTGCAATGCCACTGCCAGCGGCAATGCCTGCCGCAGCCGCCTCTGGACCAAACTGGCCCAGGGTTGAAGTAATTGCAGAGGCACTTTGATTGACAACGTCAAGCTGGCTGTCCAGCTGGGCAATGCTGCTGGTCAGCTCAGCAACCTTGCTGATCGCTGCATCGGGAACCAGGCCTGAAAGCCTGTCACCAAGCACAGGAAGATTAGAAAGTGCTTCCTTCGCTGAAGCCAGGTAATTGGCCAGGCCTCCAGTCGCGCCCTGGGCCGCGCCGGTAGCCATCAAGCCAGCGCCGGTTATGCCTTTCGCGCCCGCACCGACCACACCAAGTGCGCCAATGCCTTCAACGGTGCGCGTCCATGCACCTAGTGCTGTTTTGCTTGCACGACCTAAATCACCTAAGCGATTGATCAATCGACCGAGGTTGGTCGTGGCGCCTTTTGAAAATTCAACCGTGCCTTTGCCAAGCTGCCCAAGTTCTTGGCGCTTAAGCTCACGCATCTTTTGAGTCAAAGATGCGATGTCCTGCTCAAATTCCTTGGACGCTTGTGAATTTTTAACGGTCTGATTTTGCAGCTTTTTAAGCTGAGCAACGTACTTACCTGCAGTCGCGGAGCTTAATTTTTGTGCGTTTACATTCTTTAGGATTGCCTCGCGCTGCGCCTGAACAGATGCAGTCGTACCAAGAAGTTTGGCCTTTAAGTCAGCGACATTGTTTCCTAATTTTTGATAAAGTCTGCCGTTTACTTCAACCTGGCCCTGCAGTGCTTTTAGGGCAGTAATTTGCCCTTTGATCAGCTGCTCGCTTTGCTGCCCTTCCTTGTTGTAGCCAAGTACTTCTTTTCGAAGCTTTTTTATCTCATTATTGCTTATATTAAGCGCTTTATCTAAGTCGCGAAAACTAGAGCCGAGCTTCTTTACCGCCTCATCGCCAAGAACCTTAAGGCGCAGTTCAAATGGCTTAACGGTTTTGGCCATCGGAGCTCTTCTTGCTGAGTTCGCTCAGTGCTGCGGACTCCATTACCTGGAGTCCCTCAAGCATGTCGCGGCGGTTGTCGACATTGTAGAGGTCAAATAGCCCTCCAGAACTAAGCAGCACCTCATACTTCAGGCCCACGTAACCAGCCATGCTGGTTGTCCACTGGGTCTGCATTCTGAGGAACATCACCACGATGTCCCAGTTATCGTCCCAAACCTCAAAGTCGTCGCTGCTTTCTTCTTTGGGCTTAGGCAGGACAATGCCAAGAGCCTTGGCATCATCCTGCGAGTGGTCCTCGACGCGCTTACCGCCGCTTGCCCAATAGATCGCAGCGTCCTTTAGTTTCCCGACTTGGCGCCTTCAAACGTGTCGGTATAAGCCTTGAGGACACCGCGAATCCAGTAAGGGTCGTCGCTGAGATCGCGCAAAGCTTCAACAGAAAAAGGCACGGGCTTGCCGTCCTCATCGTCAATGCCGTCCCAACCGGTAAGCACTGCTTTAAGCAGGTCAAACTCGCTCTTGTCGCTTAGCTTGACAAAATCCTTGCGGCCGACCCGCTTGAAAACTGCGTCGAAAGTGGTGGTTTCAAATGCACCGCCGTCTGCAGGTTCCTCAATGCTTACGGGCCACTTGAAGGTTTTTACCTTTTTGCGAACGAACGCCATAAGGCTGAGTAGAAGTTCGGCTCTATCTTACAGGCATAAAAAAGGGCCGCATCAGCGGCCCCAAGGTTGGTGTGATTGAGCGCAGCTTAGGTGAACTGAAGCTCAAATTCATCATTCCCGCTGGTGCTAGGCACGCAGGTATAGGGAATGTTGAACATGGCAATACCGTCCTGATCTCCGTAGGACACGTCGCCGATGTCAACACGGGTGGAAGCGAAGTCCACGATGTTGCCGGCGGTAGTGCCGTGAGTGAAGTCCAGGTTGCCCAGGCTGGTGTCAGTCAGAGCAGCAGCAAAGTAATCCTTCGAGGCGATGCTCACGGCTTCGATGGTGGTCGAGCCAGTAGCAGCGCGGTCGGTCAGGATGACTTCTTTGTCGCAACCGATCAGTTCGCGGTACACCAGGGTGTTGCCAATGTCGAAGCTGAAGGACTGCAGGCAGCCAGCGAAAGAAAGGAGCTGGAAGCTGCTGGTGTTGCCGTTCTTGAAGATCAGCGGAGTTGCCTGGTTCGCGAAGGTCGCAGAGGGCAGTGCGCTGTCGTCAGGGGCGTTGTAAACGCCGGTGAAGGTGAAGTCGATCGTGGGGATCTCGCCGACGTTGGCGTTGATCGCAAACGTGCCACGGCAGCCAGTCACCTTGTGACGCAGACCATCAATGTTGTAGTAGATGGTGACGCTGGAGAAACTGGCGCTGACGGGGGCGTAGGTGACGCTGGTGGAAGCGACGACGGTTTCGTCAAGACCGCAAGCCTGAAGGGCCTTGCCGTAGGCAGGAGCCGTGCCAGCGGCGCCGGAACCGGTCAGTTCGACGCTGAAGGTGCATTCAACGCGGGTGTTTGCCAGGAGCTGCTCGGAGGCACCGAGGTAGGGGCGAACAACGTCGCGGTTGACAACATCACTCTGCTGAGGGGTGATGTTCAGATCCCTTACGAGAACGGCGTCGGTTCCGGTCGGAGTCGGATCCGTCCCGTACGTCGACTCCGTTTCGATCAGGATTAGGCGTTTCCGCAGGAGCAGAGCCATCGGTGGTTACCTCGAATGGTGTTGGGGGAGACGTGCGCTTGATTAACTTGCGCTCGCCCGTTTCCGGGTCCAGCAGGTAGCTCCCGCCTTCACCACGGTGTTCATCAGTCATGGTAAGTCGAGTGACTTGTTAGGCCCAAGTTTAAGCCCGATGTTTTATTGGGTCAGATCATCAACTTCCGTGCGGTAACGGATCTCGTACTCACAGAAAACAATGCCGGCTGGTTGGTCAGCCTCAAAGAAATTAAACGAGGTCTGGGCCGGTTGTATGTCGATCGCTTTGCCGCCCAAAGTCAGATCTGCCATCACTTTTGCGTGCAGACTTTCGATAATCTCGTCGGCGCTTTGGTCCGGCACCGTTGCGCGCACAATCACGCTGATTCGCACCCTAAGGGTCCAATCCAGCGTCGGCAGTGCTGTGTTCTGAACCGGGGTATCCGTAAGGGGCTCGACCACTAGCGCTGGCGATTCACCGCGAGACATCGGTTCGACCCGGCTTCTGTAAATGCGCGTGCCAACCCCTGTCGTATCCGTAAGGGCAGTTCGTATTGCTGAAAGGATGTCTTCGCGCTTAGTGGTCATGGTTTTGCGTACAAGGAGCCAAACGGACCAGGGTCAGGTCTCCCATTAACTATGGCCTGCGCACGTCTGTAGATATGACAATCTGTCTTACCGGCTGCCTCAAGAGCCTCTAAAACCTTTACCCAGTTTTCACGGGTGTGCTTATCCATGTCCGCATTATGGGCATAAACGAGGCAGATGGCTTTAATCGCAAGCCATTGAGATTGTCACAGACTCGCCTGCGCCGATAGCAGTGGTGCGTGTGCGGACGAATCGGACCACTCGGTTGGGATAGAAGTGAGCGTCAACGCCCGCTTGGCTGTGCGCTCTTGCCTCGTCTAAAGAGAACCAAGTGTCGCCATCCAAGCTGCCCTCATCCACGACAGTGACGTTGCCGCCAGTCACATCGTGAACAAAGACAAAATTGATTCCGCTGACTTCAACAGCATCCGTGGCTGCAAGGCTGGTGAGCGTGCCAAGCGTCACGATGTTTTCGCGACGCGAGGCCCAGCTTCCGTAAATCTCAGGCATCAGTCCCTCATCAAGAAAATTTGAGTGATCTTGCCGTCGTCCATAAGCATGGGTTCACGGACCGTGTAGTCCGTGCCATCAACTGTGATGGCGTCCCCCCTTGTTATCGACGTGAAATCGGCTGTCTTGACCAAAAGCTTGTAGTCCGTGGTCAAAACAACTCCGTCGGCAACAATCTCGTTTGGCATGTCCAAAATGCCAACCCCGGTATCGTCGCCCTTAGTGACACTCACGCCGAAGCCGGCGGTAGAGAAGAAAACGTCTAAGTCTTCGGTGAATGCCATAGATACAGCCTACATACAAAAAGCGCCCAGACCCGAAGGCCTAGGCGCCATGTCCTTCGCTTAAGCAGCTTAGGCGTACTTCTTGGCAGCCACAGCGTTGAGGCTGTAAGTGTGGGTAGAAGTGGAGGTGGTGGACAC